GAAACCGCTTTATGCGGAATTTCCTGTGATCAGCGCCCATAGGCGCGCGATGAATGAGGGTTTGGCGACAGTTTGCGCCGGGGTTTTGTCATCAACGGGTTTTGGTGTTAGCGGGGCATCCGGCAACAACCGCAGCGCCGCCTCGAACTCGCGGGCATAGCCTGCGATCAGATCGGCCTTGTCCAGCCCGTTCACTACCCGGCGCGCGCCGCGATAATTACCGGGCAGATAGTCGGAAAGCTTTTTGCTGGTGAACCATCCTTCCGAGCAACCTCGCACAAGGATCTTCGCGGCAATGGTTGGCTGCATGGCAAGGTTGAAGTCTTTCAACAGCGCGCCGTTGAGGCTCAAGGCCTTGTCTGCCCGCTCGTAGTTATCATCCCACGTCAACTGCACATATCCGCGCCCATACTGTGCCTGCCCATGCCGACCGGGCTTGCCGTAGGGCTTTCCCTTGCCCTTGCCATATTCCGCGATGGGCTGCATGGTGTCGGCAGTCTCGTGCTTTGCCGTGGCAATGAGGTAGGCCCGGTGCGTGATCGGCAGGCCATCTGTTGCGGCAAGCAGCGCCTCGATCCCGTCAACCTGCTTCTGTGACAGCGCGCCATGAAACATCGGGCGCACGGCCCGGTAAAACTCAGATCGGCTCATCGTCTTACACCCCCTCGAATGATTTCGTCTTTCACCGCAGTCTCAACCAGCCAGATTGAGTTGAGCAAACGCGACTGCGCCTCTTGTTCGCGCAGGATTGATTTCAGCGTGCCGTCGATGCTAGCCAGTGTTGGCCCCATCGCGCGCATCATGCGGTTGTTGTCGGCAAAGTGTGCGTTCTGTGCCCCCAAGCTTTCGACAAGCGGGTCACGCGTTGCGCGCCAGAGCATATCCAGAAGGGGTTTGCGATAGAGCAGAAGGGCTAAGACAACAGCGCCGACAAGGCCAAACTTTCCGATGAACTCACCGATCTGCGCTTCGCCCATTCGGCAACTCCTTCGCATAATGTGCATCCCGCGCTGCGTTGAATGCCCCCCCAAGGCAGGCGCATGAGAAAGCGAAATACGTTGGCCCCGCGCTGGACTTAAGCCCAACATAGGCCAGCATCCCGAATACCAACGCCATGCCGATCAAGCCCAAAGCCCGCAAGACAGCAGACAGCGGCATGATGTGGATAAGCCGAAGCCCCGTGACGTGCATCAGGCCAGAAAGGCACAGCAGCGCAGGGACGACGAATTGCGCGCTGCCGTCAAGTCCCACCCATCTCATAGGCGTGCCACCCTGCCCAATCAGCACAGACACCCAAGCCGCCCAGAATAGGCAGAACATGGCGACAATGCTTTCAATCGCGCGGCTGTGCGATGTCAGTTGTGTGTAGATTGCCCAAGTCATGCTTTGTCCCATGCAGTTCGAAGCGCAATGCCAATGACAGCCCTGCGATACGCCTTTTCCAGCGGCCCCGCGAAAGTGCTGGGGGTCATGATTTCAGCCCATATCGCGGACAGCATCATGCGATCCCAAACAGCGCATCGGCCTGCGCATCCGACCAGCCAAGGGCGGCTTGCACGCTGATCATCTGGGAGGCCAGAACCCGCTGATCTGCGATGACGGTATTCCAGGCACCAAAACCGCCGATGACCATTAGCACGATCGTCAGTAAATTGCCCAAAGTGATGGTTGGAGAGTATTCAGGTCGCGCCATGTGTCACCCTGTTTTCTTTTCTGTGAATGGGATTGATTTGCCACCTTCAGCCAATCCTCCAGTTGTGCCATCGAACCAGACCGGAATGATCGGGGTCATATGAATGGAGCCGGTGTGTAGTAGCTGACTTCAAACTCAACGATGGCATCGCTCAACATATCGGCTGCCGTAATGGCCGCCGCGACCCCAGTTTGTGGGTTCACCTTTTGCAAACGAATGTATTGTTCACCGTCTCTTATAGCCGCGATCAGCATGTTACCCGCCGATACTGTGATGTTGGCGAAGTTAAGGATGGGTATGCGCAGATCAATCGCAGGATATCCAGCGCCATTTGTAATAGGGTAACGCAGTGGGCCAATGTTGACGTTCCCAGTGCCCCCGAATGCCCCACTTAGCGGCAGCTTAATGGACAGCGTGACGCGCTCTCCAATGCGCTCCTCGTAGCAATATCGGGTGCCGTAGGAATGTACTCCCGGCGTCGTAGAACCATAAAAAGTCAGAGAAGACCCGTAGTTTGACTTAGACGTTCGCTGAATAAGGGACTGTGCGACGGCCCCTATAGTGGGCGCTGCGAGAGGCCATCCGCCAATGTGCAGCGTGTTATACTGCAAGTCGATCAACCCCGTTCCGGCATTCTCGGCCAGCACAGCCGCGCCAGTAGTGACGATTGCTTGAGCAGAGATATTTGACGTGCCCGTTGAAACGAATAGTGCCCGCTTATCCGCCCCCTCCACTTTATACCTAACGCCGTCAACGCGCAGGATAGTGGTATCCTCTGTCCTGACCACCGAGACGGCGGGAGAGACAACGGCGGGGAAATTTGTCTTAATGTCAGCATTGAAAAGCGACAGGTTTGATGCCCCGCTGATGATCATTGCCCCAGACTGCATGTTCGCCGCTGCGGTGAAAATGTAGCCGTTGATCGTTCCCGTGCAATCCTCAAAGTAGGCACCATACTCATCGTCAGTGTTTGGTGAGGTCATTGCCAGCCCTGACAGATCGGACCATGCGCAATCATTGCACTGCGAGAAATGCACCACCCCAAGCGAGTTTGAAGCACTCAGGTCACTAAAGCTGCTATTCGAGAAGTTGATAAATTTATGCTGCGGACCATAAAGACCATTGGTGCAGTGCAGATTTTCAACCTTACAGTCAATACATGGCACGCCGTCACGAACCATATACACCAGATGCGGCGGGATGCCTTGGATGCGGGTGATATCGTCACCACTCACATGGCCCAGATACATGCGGCGCTGCTGGTGTCCTGTTACAGCAAAATCTTGCGTTTTGATACGAACGCCCGATACAAAGTTATCGTCAGCATATTCGGTGAAGAAATAGGCAGAAACAGGATCAGTGTCAGCCCCCGTATATCCAGCGCCAGCAGGGTTACGAATGACCGGACCCCGCAAGCAAACTGCGTTATAGGCATTGGTCGAATGAATATTAGTGATACGGTTGCCGCCGCTTTCCACCCAGAGCGGCGCGGCCCGCTGTGCAGCATTGTATCCGCGATGGTTTCCGCTTTGCGTTGATCTGGTATAGCTGGTTGCGAAAGTCACCCCGTCGATTTCAGAGCCGCCCGACCCATCCATAAGGCGGATAAATCCTTTAGGCTGCACAGTCTGCGTTACCGTTGATCCAAACGCTTGCAAGCTGATAGGGGCGGTTACGTCGAAATCACGGCTGATCGTGTAATTCCCGCGCATGACACCCCTGCGTCCCGTTGATTGAATCGCAGCAATAAAGGGGATAAATGCGTCGCTATCGTCTAAGGTCAGCCCCGCGCCGAAGTGTTCTGGGGTCCATTTACCCGGCGTCGTCATCCCCGGTAGGTCAGGAATATCCGTCGCCCCGGGTTCAAAAGCGTAAGCGAAGCCAGCCACATTGATCACATGGCCTTCTGGCTGCTTCCAGCCCCCAGCAATAGCGGTGACAAGACCTGCGCGCGTCGTTATGTCACGCTCTTGGATAAATCCTACTCGGCTCATTGTTTTCTCACCCGTGCGCTGAAGATGGTGTTGCCAATATCAACAGCGGCCCCGCTGTTGTTGCGAAGAATGAACTCTACCACCCCGGAGGCGGCCAAGACCTTGACATCTATGTCGGGCAGACCGGGCGTCGACGATGTGCGTACTCCGAAAGACCAGCTGTCGATCCAATCGCCCGCGACAATACCCGGCGCAGTCACATTTACGACGAGGGGTGAATTGGCCGGAATAGACGCAGGATCAATCGTCTGCCTAAAATCCAAGATAGGCTTAAGCAGGGCACTAGATGTCCCCAGAACCGCCGAAGGCAATATGGTTCCAGTTACTGCCTCAATCTCAACGTTATCTACATAGCGGCTTCGAGCGCACTCCACGTCATCAAGAATGGGCCGATGCACGCCGTCGATGATGTTGTTATTGATCTGACAGTTGATAGACGGCTCGTTCGTAGTCGCCGTTTTTCCTGTGCGGATACCGATGATTTCCTTGTTGGCGTCAGGCGTGCCGCCACCCCAGATGCGCTGCCTGATCTGGTTATGATGTGCTATCCCGCCATCGACGCCACGGAAATCAATAGCGGCGATGCCATTGCCCGTAGAAACAGGCGTCATCGTTGATGGGGCGTCGATCAAATAGCCAAAATCTTGGATTGCCACGCCAGAGACACTGCCACCAACCCCAGTTGAGAAGAATATCGGCCTGCCTTGAATTTTGCTCAAAGTGCCGCCGCGCACCTGCATGGCTTCGCCTTGGCTACCAGCCACACCATCCGCAGGGCTTGCTAGATAGCCGTTGCCGCACTCATAGACATTATTGCCCAGAAGTTGCGCGCCAACATGATCCCGCTTGAATACACCCGCGTTGCCACAGCGCCGGATCGAAGAATTTTGCACTGTTTCAAACTCGCCGATCCCGTCGAGTACCTCGGGCAAAAAGTTGCCAGAGAAATAGACAGCGGCATCGAAAGCCCCGACAAAATCGCAGTTATCAACCAACGTGCGAAAGCAGTTGTGCGTGGTGATAAACGTATCGACGTTGCCCCAAAGGCCACCGTTTTTGTTGTATCCGGCCCAGAAATCCACGTCTCGGAATGTCGCTCCGACCCGGCTGTAGATATCAAAAACCGTAATTCCAGACGCCCCGCCGACCACCAAATCTTCAACGTCAATGCGACCGCCGATCCAGCGCAGCGGTATTTTCCGATCAATCGTCACCGCAGATGCGGCGCGGATATCGAAAAGCCCGCCATCGAACCAGCCGACCGAGGCGTTGAATTTGATCGTCGCCCCCTCCGACATTTCAACATCTACAGGCGTATCACCGGGGATATAGATGGCATAATCAGCGCCCAATGCGCTACGCGTATTCCAAGTCCCGCCGCTGATATGGATTTTCTCACCAGATTTTAGAGCGGTGTCCAATATCGGCGTCCAGTCTTGAATGCCAGATGACTTAGCGACTTCGGCACGCCCGCCAAGAAAGCCCTGCAAAGGCCAGCGCCATCCCAATGGTTTCACCGTATAGGGGGATGCAATTTCAGCATAGCTCGCCCGGTCTAGCGCGTGTTCAATCGTCTCACCGCGATAGTTGGACATCGAAGAGTCATTACCAACAACCCAGTTGCGCACTTTTACTGAAACAGTGTCCCCAAGATTAACTGGATACGAAAACGTGATTGTATCCAGCGCCGCGTTGGCGGTGAACTGATTTGGGCTGAGCCACTGTCCTTCGTGATAGACATCTGGTACGCTGCTAAACGATAGTGTCGCCCCGAAAGCATCGGCCCCCGAAAACACAAGCTGGCCAGAAGTCGCAATGTAAACGTAGGTGCTTTCGGACGAGGCTTGTCCGGCGGTAATTCCCTCAACCAGATCCGCCGCAGCTTCGGCGCGATCAGCCGCGTCAAGCACAGATTGATACTCAGCCTCAGTAATGGCGCTCCAAAACGTATCCCCGGCTGGCACAGTGCCTTCCGCAAGCAGATCAGCCAAAACATAGCTTGCATTGTCGCCAACTTGGATCTTGCCCAACTCTCGGATGGTTTCACGGATGCCATGCCGCGTCATATCGGTCCACATCACTGTGACGATGTAATGGGTTCCACGATATCCTTCGGTATTGCGCCAGATCGAATATCCGGCTGGCAACTCCCCATTGATCAGAACGCAACGGGCCGGATCGCCGGGGGGGAGAATATCGCCGCCCTCGCTATCCAGTCCCGACAGAGTGAAAACCAACTCGGCATTGATTGGCGCTGCATCCGTGGGAAGAACCACGCGTCCTGTCAGGATAGATTTGGTAAGTGCCATGGGTTGCTCCAGTTATGCAGTGATCAGCGCGGCGGCGCGGAATAGGTCGTCAACCTGCGTGTCATTGAGGCCAAGCCCTACGGCCAAGCCTGCGATGGTTGGGGAGTTGCGTCGAAACTCTGTTGCCTCGGCCCACGCCAGTTGCGCAAGAGGGCCAGCATCGGCAAGGGCGGCATTGACTTGGGACAGCAGGCCAGCATTGAGCAATGCAGCCAGGGCTTGAAATCGGCTGACCGTCATGGCCGCGCGCTCTGCGATGATTGGGTCTGGCATGGGCGGCGCAACATATGGCGCAGCAGTAGGTTTGGCAGCCTCAAACACATCACCAGCAGCACCCGCCGAATATGGTATCCAGCCGTAAACCGGGTGGTTTATTTCGCAATCAATACCGCCGTCTGCGGTATATGCCGGGTTGCGGATTTCCATCATGCGATCCTCAAAAATAGAGTCGCTCTTGTATATGTCCCGGCCGTGTATGGTTGCTCTCCCATAGCTCTCCATGACCCACTGAGGGCAGCACCAGAAGGTGCTAGACTTAAAACCCCGCTTTCAATAACAAGTCCTGCACATTTAAGCCCACTGCCAGCATAAACAGTTCCAGCTATAATGGCCGTTAATGTTGGTGGTGACTGAGCAGCAAACACATAAGACCCAATCCCGCCCGCAGTGGTGAAGCCAGCATCCAGCGCGGCCAGTTGCAACCGAGGCGCACCCGGCGCACCCTCAAACATCGCAATCGGATTGTCACGCCACCTGATACCCAGATCAGCCGGGATTGGATCGTCAGGCTCCAAGATATTGTCAGGAATTGGGTTATAGTCGGTCATATGAACCTGTATCCATCCGAGCCATCGCTCATTTTGCCTGCACTATCCGAAAAGTATGCACCCCGCGCGCGCTGTGCCTCAGTTGACAGCGCATAGCTTGGCCTTCCGCTTTCGGTGAAATAAGCATACCGCTTTCCGCCGAAATTGTAAGCCTGCCCGAGCAATTCAACGCGATGGCCTACAACCTTTTCTTCACGCCCAATAATTTGCACGAATTGCTGTGTGTCACGTCCGGTTGGCGACCGAATATCGCGGGTATTCAGAACAGCAACGGATGTTAGCGCCATATCGTCAGTTTCATCGACCAGCATTTTGAAACGCTGAGGTGCGCGAACAAATGTTTGCAGAAAGCGCCGACCCAAAATCCTCACCGCCGCATCATCGCCATGGTTAAGCCAGCGGCAGAAAATATCCCGCACCCGCGTATCATTGAACTCTTGGGCTGACACCGCGCCAGCATCCACAATATATTGACCGCGTGCGTAGTTGCTGTCGTCTGTCGGTGACGCGCTGGCGTCTTTCATGACGGTGCGGAAATACACCACGTTGATGCGGTCCTCGTCCCGATCTTCAATGCCAAAATCAATCAAGTTGTTGCGATCTGACAGGTTTTTCACCACGTCCAAATCAGGCGGTCTGTTCATTTTCAACCCGATCAGCTGGCTTACATCATCCCACCAAATTGAAACGCCAAGGATTGCCAATTCACCGATCAGCTTTGCAACACCATCCGGCTTCATGATATCCACGGTCAGGGTGATGGTGGATGCCCATCGGTTTACCTCTGCCGTCCAAGCGGTCAATGGGATAAAAGCCGGGTTGATCTTAGCGTGATCCACCAGAAGCCGATAGACCGCATCAACGATCCCGGCGCGGCGAAGCGAGAATGAAGGCTGAAAGCTGTCACCTATGGCATGAGTTGCAAGAGATGTTCCAGACACCGCGCGGGCCAAAAGCGTCACCGCATCTGCGACACGGGTGAATTGCACCAACTCTGACCCGATAGAGGCCCATCCTGACGCCGGATATTGCAGATCACCAATGCCAGCAGGGGAAAGCGTCAATGCCATGTCAGAGGTTGTCATAGCCGCCGCCAAGACCCCGTTTACAGCTGTTGGGGCCTGCACTCGCTTATCATCGGCAAGGTCAAGAATATCCTTGCCCTCGACTGTCCACTTGCCATTATCCGCAATCGCCATTTCAGTGATAATGAAGTGCCGGACGGTATCTGTAACAAGCGTTGTGCTGCCGAAAGCATCCGTCACCAGATGCCCCGTGCATTTGCGGATTGGACGACCCGCATAGAAAGGCCATCGCGCGCGCAGCTTTGTCCAGAATGTGCCGTAGTCCTCAGGGCGGTATCCGATGCCGTCAAGCTGGGCCGCGCCCGACACACGCTCTGCGGCGTATTTGTCTACCAGTCGATCATGATATGGGAAGTCAAAGCCGGATGCCGATACCGTGCCGCGCTTGCCGAGCGGTGCCAGATCAGGATTAGCCCCGGCAAGATTAACCGTGCTGGATGATGTTGACACGCTTTCAAGGCACGGAAACCACGTCGCACCCTTGGGCATGTTTGCGCGCGGCTCGATAAATCTCAGGGTCAGAACGCCCAGATCAAGCGCGGGCCGCGCCGTGCATGTGGCGGTGGTGTTGAAGCACTTATCCTTGACCTGTCCGCCAAGCGTGGCTGTGCATGGTCCAACGCCAAACGTGCGTGAACACCAATCATAATCAATCTCAATCCAAGTGATGACTTCACTGTGAAACATAGGCATTCACCGACAAAGCCATATCCACCCACAGCGATCCGCCACTATAGCTGCCTGAAAGCGTGTCACCAGCGCGCCAGACATAGAACGCATCTTCCGGGTGCAGGTCAGGGCAACTCATCCACAAAAACGGCTTTCCCGCGTTGTAATGCGCGATGAATGGCACTGCCTCGGACTGCACCCACCACCGCTCTTGCGGCGCTATGTTAATGCCAGTTGACGCGCCTTTCTTCATGATGCGGTTGCCGATGAACTGCCCGCCGCGCGTGTCGTTGGTCATCAGATCAACCGTCAGAGAGAGGTTCAATGGCATATAGCTTGCCTGCGTTCCCATTGGGATAGTCATGCGTGGGCCAATCCAGACAATGCCAATGGCCGGAGCGGTCGCGCCCGTGACACGCAAACGCCAGCGCGGATATGCTACCCCGGCCAGATCTGAGAACAGCACGAAAATATCAGCGTCAGTCGTAGGGGCGATGGTGGAGAATGTTACCCATGCCGATCCGTCCAAGCTGGCCTCGATATAGGCCGTAGCACCCTTGCTGCCCAAGGTATGCGCAACGATTGCCGCCGTATCGCACACCACCGCAGATGGCAACAGCGTGGCGATGGTGGCGGGCATGGACGCAGGCACCCAACTGTCAAACGTCTGTGGCCCCAATGCGTTGGCAGCGGCCCCGTCAGTCGTCTGGCTAGACCATGACAGAGTGCCTTCCGCCATCACATTGCGATAGGCCACGGCGCTGTCATTGATGCCCGCCGCCGATGGCTGAATATAAATCATGCTCGCACCGCCACAATGTTGATGCCCGTCTTGCTGGCCTTTTGCAGTTGGTCAATCATAGGGCCAAGCAAAGCCGCTGCCAAGGCGCGCATGGCGGGATCAGCCGTTGCGGAATAGTCAAGGATCACGTCTTGCGGGCGCGCAGGTGCGGCGGACGTGGCTGGCGCTGTTGCGGACGATCCCCCGCCACCACCTCCACCACCAGCCCCCCCAGCGCTGCGAATTGTTGCCGCTGCCTTTAGCCCCATACCGACAAACTGCGCATAAGCCGCAATCCTGCCGGGAATTGTCTTGGCCTCTGCCGCCGCCTTCATTGCGGCCTCATATCCAGAGATCAACGCAGATGCCGCAGATAGCACAGCCTGCGCGCGTAGTGCTTTCTTGCCCCCCGCCGCAGCAACAGCAGCCAGCCCGTCAAACATGCTGGCAGTTTCAGTCAGGCGGTAATTCTGCTCCGCTGCGAGGATGCCCTTTAGCCGCTCTTGGTATTCCGTTTCAAGCCGTAGCTTTGCCTCATTCCGACCGCCAATAGCGGCAAGCTCCGCATCGTTGTATTCTGCGATCTTGGCTAGGTTTTCTGCCCGCCATACATCAAGCGTTTCTTGCTCTGTGCGCAATTCGTTGATCAAGCTGTCAAGCCCGGATTGACGGTCATTGCCGCCACCTCCACCGCCGCCGTCGAGGCCACCAGATCCAGCCGTAGGCTTGGGAAGCCCAAGCAATTCATCTCCGCGAAGCGTAAAGCCAAGATTGCTTTTAGACCAATCGGCATTGCCAGTATCCATGCCGGGAACCTTCGCAGACCCCAGCGCCCGCAGCCCGCTGGCCGCATCCCATAGCCCTGCCGCAAGGTTCTTGGCCTGTGCAATAGCCCCATCCAGCCAAGACCCGCTCGGCTCGGTCGCGGCAATACTTCGCGCGTTTGCCAGCACTTCGGCGGTGGTGCGCTTTAGCACGCCCATCGCGCTATCCCATGCGTGGGTTTTGCCTAATGCGGTTTGCTCTTCAACCCACGCCTGCCGCAGTTGGTTTTTAAGCGCTTCCGATACCTGCATGGTGGCAACCTTGGCGAAGTAGACGTCCCGCTCAGCCGCTAGCATGGCCATTGAGTAGCCGACGGAGTCTTTCCCGTGCTGCTTCTCAATGGCCAGGATCTCAACCCGACGCTGGGATGCCGTCAGAAGCTCCATCGCGGCATCGCGTGCCTTGATCTGATCTTGGGTTAGCTCCTCAGCAGTAACCCCCAGGATCTCAGCTTGCTTCTCCCAAGCCAAGTTCATCTGATCCTGAACTAGCAGGGCATCGGCAATCTGGGTCTTGATGGCTGTGACCTTCTCGAGAGCCGCGGCAATCTGAGCTTGGCGCGCCTCGTCGAACAGAACTCCAAAGCCCTGATCTCCCGCACCGGAGAGACCCACATTGGCTCTATTCCGCTCGAGTTCAGCCTCGGCGGCGGCAAGAGCCTCATTGAGTTTGACCACAGCTTCCTCAGCCGACTTCCTTGCGGCCTCAAGAGCAGAGGATGATCCCGTCTGCGAATACTCTGTCATGGCCTTGTTGAGATCGCGCTGCGCCGTTGCCACCGCATCAAGGCTTTCCGCCAGCGGCTTTGCCTCGTTGCGGTTGTTATACATCGCCAGCCCAACGCCAGTGATGGCCAGCGCCAACAATCCCGGCGCGCCACCAAGCAGTGTGAACGCGGCGCTAAGACCCCGCACCGCAGCAGCTTGGATGCCAAGGGCCATCGTGATCCCGCGTGATGCAACTGCGCCAGCAATGAATTGCCCGGTCATGAGGCTTTGCGCTGTTACTAGCCCACGCAGACCCACAATCAGGCTCGGGATACGCGTTGCCGCCAATAGAAGCACGCCCTGCCCGAGTAGCGTCAATGCATTCATCGCACTGTCACCCCATGCAGCGAAGTCAGCGCCTGCCAACACCCCGATCCAATCCGCAAGACTGATGATCGACTGAGCCAAAGCCGCAGACGCCCCAGTCGCCTGATCGAAATTCCCCACCAGCGCCGTCAGATTTGTGCCGATCCTGACAAACGCATCACCCACAGTCGCGGGCATATTTCCGGCAGTTTCTCGCACATCCTCGAGCGGATTTATGATCGCATCAGCAATAACCTTGCCCGTGATTTTGCCCTCGGACGCCAGCGCCCGCAGCCCTGAAACTGTCGTGCCAAGTTGCTTAGCCAGAGCCTCAGCCACGCGCCCGCCATTGGCAAGAACAGTTTCCAATCCATCGGCTTGCAGTTTCCCAACCGCCATGGCCTTTGAAAGCGCCTCCTGCACAGATGCCGCGCGTTCGCCCTTGGTAGCGGTGATCACCAGCATATGGTTGAGGCTCTCGGTATAATTCGCCGCGTCATTGGCGTTCTTGCCGAGATCGCGTAAAGCCGCAACGTTCTGCGCATATACCTGCACCGTCCGATCCAGCGGCGAGTATGATGCATTGGCAATATCAACTAGCATTTGCATCATGCCACTGGCCCCGGCCATGTCTCCAGTTGCCGCGCCGATCTGACTGCGCATGTCAGACCATGCGTCTGCTAACTCTACATACGCGCCAATAGATAGGGCCGATGCGGCCAGAGCCGCCAAAGCGCCTGCTAATCCAGCCGCCCGCATAGCCATACCCCTAAGAGCGCCATCCGTAGTTTCGCTAGCCTCCCCTAGCCGATCTGTTTCATCAGCGGCTTTACCCGCCTTGTCGCCCATCTTCTTGGCTTCATCGCCTGCGCGCTTCTCAGCGCCGACAAGACTATCCGCAGCGGTTTCTGCGTCCTTCGCCGCCTTGGCAATGTCCTTCAAATCACTGGTAGCGGCCACAAGGCTCTTGCTGTCAGCCGTAAGCCCTAGGGCGGGTCCGATTTCAATCGCCATGTGGCCGCTCCGCTTTTACTTCCGGCGGCTGTGGTAGCCCGCCCTCGTCTTTGTCTTTCATCGCCTCGCTTTGCGCCGTATCCATCGCCCGGATGCACCTTTTGAAAACATCGGCTTCCCAATCATCCCATCCGGCCGTATGCCGCGCAATGCTCGATGATGGTATCGGCCCTAGATCGTGGCGATCAGTCGATAAATCATAGAACGCATCAACCCACTCAACATAACCCGGCCAAATCTCTGGCGGGGCATAGTGCTCTGGAATATCCCGGCCCATCTTGTCGAGATAGTCCACCATCGCCGCGACGGATGCGCCGTGAAGCGCAATCCATCTAACGGCCTCGGTTAGTTTCCCACCAACTCATCAACAAGCCCAAGGTGGCGGTCAGAAACAACGCCAGCAGCCCACGCCACAGCATCACCGAAGCTTTCACCGATCCCGCGTTCGTCAATCGAGGTCAGAATGGTCTTCGCGGTCTTTTTGTCATACGGCACATCAGCGCCGCCCTTGGTCAGAGCCTTTTCCCAGCCCAGAAGGATATGCTCGGCCAACAGAGTGCCTACAGCGATCTTGTAATCCGGCCCCTCAATCGCCTGCGACGCACGCTTGCCGAAGCTGCGCAACAGCTTGTTGTGGGCCGTCTCGAATTTCTTATAGGCTTTGCTGCGGACCTTAAGCCGCATTCCCGGATGGTTCGGAATGTCCGAAACCCACTCGCCACCCGCCACATCAACAGGCTTGTCGATATTGTCCAGATCGAAAGACATATGCTATTCTCCAAGGTTCTGGTTCAAGGTGGGGCGACAGGCGAACCAATTCCCGCCGCCCCTTTATCCACCGCCCAAGGGCGAACGGCGAATGGTTATACGGTGATCGCGGCAGTGATCGGCTGAATAGAGATCGCGCGCGTTTGTGCATCCGATGCGCCGCCGCCTGTTTTTGTCGATGGCATGGGCAGGCCGAAAAACATATCCGTCTCGCCAACTGGCTGGGCGGTGGCGGTATGAACGCCCGACTGTGTGCCTGTGGTGACGATTGCCGCGCCCCCGATAGTGGCAGCAACAGAGAACGTGTTCGCCGCAATGGTCGGAACCACATAGTAGGTAGTGCCTGCCACAAGCCCGGTCGGCAATGCTCCAGTGGTGGCAAAGCTGATCGGGGTGCCAGCAACCAAGCCGTGGTTTGTCCAAGTGATCACGCCGGGGGAAGCAATCGTCATGGTGACAATGCTTGACCGCTCGCAGTCGGTCGCGCGCTGCACCATAAAGGCAAACGGATCGCACCCATCGGCGGCAAGAGCAAAGGCAATCTGACCTGCATCGCTGCCATCGTTCAGCACGGCATTTTCCATCATGGGAAAACCCAAGACGCCCTTGCGATATTGCGTGGTGCGCTGATTGATCACCTCTTGCGAGGCCATCGTAAATTCGCCGCGCCCAAGATCGCCCAAGGTGGTAAGCGGGCCGATCTCGGTCCAAACTTGCCCCGTGAAATCAGCAGCGGTCACTTTCGTTTTGTACGCGACACGCGAGCCGATAAACAACTTGCTCCCCGCGATTACCTGTAGTCCTGCCATGGTTAGTCTCCATCATATAGGCCACGCGGGCCGGATTATGTTACGTTATCACAACCACGTTCGCCATGGAATAGTTACTGGAACGCGCCACCATCCGCCATCACGATAGCCGTCTGTGGGGTAGGCTGTTACGCCGGACGCCGACATAAGCCGCAGGGTCAGGCCGTTCCGATAGATGCAGCCCTGAAACTGATCCACGATCTTGCCCGCTACATCTTCATAGACGGCGGCGTCTTGGCCTAGAGGCATCACGGCGGACACGATGAGCATACCGGTTCGGTCGCTGATATTCTGATTGATCACGCGGCGAACAGGCTGGGCAGTAACCTTGCCGATTGCCAGAAACGGCTTGCCAGATACAGGCGAATAATCCCCCCCCGGCCATGCAACGGGCCAGACAGGCCAAAGCGCGGACGTGATCGCCAATGCGTCAACCCGCGTTTTCAGTGTGAGCCATATGTCTAGGTTGATGGATGCCATTATGCGGACACCATAGCTTGAATTTCTTCAGCTGCCAAGGCAACCATGATCGGCCATTGGGTAGCGGCATACTCCACGAAGTGTGCCCCGGCCTGATTATAATTTCGCCCAAGACTGTCTTGACCGACGAACCCATAGTTAACGCGGCGGGCATACCCGGCTTGGAAACCAAGGTGGATAAAGTCCCCAATCTGTGCCATCGCAATTGCGGCCCCGGCATCGCCTGCGGGCGCGCCTTCGGCTGTCTGCACTAATCCGTTCAACATACCCGTCAGAGACCGCGCCATGTTTCCCGTCACCCACGGCACGCGCCCGCCGTTCTGCCGCCCATAGGTCAGTTCATCGGCAAGCAGTTCCACGGCGCGCTTGAATACCGCAAGCATCCGGGCCTCAGATTGCCGGGTCCATTCGGTGACGTAGGCTGAGAAGCTAAGGGCCATCTTTGGGCGGCTCCGGTTTCACGATATGTTTGACCGCCTGCACCGTGACGGATGCCAGCCGCGCCACATCAGCGGCGATCATCGCGTTAAGCCAATCAAGGCGGAGTTGGGTGCATTTTTCGCAACTCATGATGCCGCCACCAAAGCCCCGCGCTCATATGCCGCCTGCAATGCGTGGTGATACTGCGACCACCGTCGCGCAAAATCAGCCTCGTCTGCAATGGTCGCGGCAAACGCCCTTTCGCGCAGCTGTTCAATGCGGGCAATTTCATCTTTTGCAGATTGGTTCATCGTAGCGCCGCCAAATCTGGCAAAAGCCTCCAAGTCGTGTCGCATGTGCATCGCGCAGTCTCCGAGATCGGCGCGTTCTCATCATGAGCATACCGCAGCAATGATCCATTGTTAAACACAAATGGCGTGTCCAGCCCTCGCACCGTCTTGTTGTTCATCGCCACATGATGCGGGCGCGGATCGGTGCCGCCGCTGCCATGCTGCCATCGCTTTTCTACATCTGCATCAGAGCGGCCCAGCTTTTCCAAAACCTGGCCCCATTCTTCGCGCCGCCCCGCCATAACCGCCTGCGAAGTCTCAAGCTGCGCAATCGTATCGGCCCGCGATTTCAACAGCGCATTGCGGAACTGATCAACGCTCATGCGCTGCCCCTGCGCAGACACCGCCGTTCCCGCGCGATACGCCGCCAAGATGCGCTTTTCGGTGGCCTTGTTGACCTTGTATCGCAGCCCAAGCGTGCCGTCCTGATGCACGATCACCAGCGACTTGACGCCACCTGCGGTTTTCATGCCCTGTTGCACCATATCAAGCCGATACGCGCGCGCGGTATCCAGCCCAACAACACCGCCCTGCCTGCGACCGCCAACAACCCGGCCAGCGACATCGGTTGCAATATCACGCGGCCCACGTCCTGCCGTATATCCGCGCTGGATAGCCTCTCTGACGGCCTGCTTGCTGTCCTCAGTGATCTCGGCAACCATGGTGCTGCTGCTGGTGGCGAGATACGCCTCGGCGCGCGGGTTGGTCATGTCAAACCTGATGCCAGCCGATGCGGGGACGCCCGATATGCCAAGCGTTGCCACCGTCTCAGTTGCCCCCGCGATGTAAGCCGCGTCACTGGCCTGCCACAGCGCCAAGAACGCGCCCTGATCAATCCTGATAGCAGACACCGCCGCGTCGATATTCCCCGCCGCAATCGCTTGGTTAAGCCCCTGCCAGTCAAGATTGCCATGCACATCCGCAATTGCGGAAAGAAACGCCCGTTGAAGCGTCGGCTCCAAACGGGCGATAAGTTGGCGAAAGCGGCTGGTTTGTGTGCGGGTGGGTTGGCGCATTAGCGATTTGCCCACACGGTCCAGTAGATCGCCACATCCAACGACCCAAGCCGTTCTACATGCACTACAGTCCCCACGTCCACGCCCGCAACACGCACCACGTCGCCAGCCTCAGGCTCAAACCCCACAGGCGGCGTGATCATGTAGGCAAGGTCAGTCGTGATCACCGTCTCGCCCGTGCGATACTCGGCTTTCGGCATCCCGATCTGATCGACCGTCGCCACCAGCCGCACTGGCGCAACGGGCGTCTCAGGATGCGCGGGATCAATGCCCCCCGGAGTGGTGCGGATAATTTGAATTGCGCCCTGACCCAACCCACCTGCACTGTCGGGTTGCAGCAAGTCCTGCACCATCGCGGCCATCTCGTCATAGAACATGGGCTTAACTCCCGATTGACCAGATGCCCAATGCGCCCGAACCATCCCAGCACAGCCACGGCGTCACAAGCCCATCAATCATCGGATCAACGCGAAATCCAGGTGCAGCACTGCCAACAGCAGCGCCCTTGCCAGCCTCGAAAAACTCACGTTCAACCTCGCCAGCCTTTTCGCGCTTGGTGATGCGGGAAGGATCAGTGCCGCCAGTCGCCCATCCCGGCGTGACAGCTTGCAGATATGCGGCGCGATAGCTGGCCTGTATCCACTGCGGCGGGATCAGGTCAGATGGCACGGCGGCGTTGTAGACAGATGCCCCCGTTCTCGGCCAAGCGCGTTCCTGCGTAAATCCCCCCGTGCGAGTGCTGCACCACAGCTTCCACTCATAGGCAGCATCCACATATCCAGATCCAACTTGCCGCAGCACAGCGACAGACGGCGCGCCAACAGGCAAGGTCAGTCCGTTCTCGGCCAGCCATGCGTTGAACGCCGTGTCATCGCCATAGCCAGCCATGAGTTATTCCTTGGGTGAGCGCTTCGGATTGGTGACTGCAACAGCTTCCGGTTCATGATCTGCCTGCGTCACCTCATAAAGCCCTTCCCAGCCTTTCGGCACAGCAGACAGTTCAACCTCTGTCCCAATCGACAATGGCAACCCGTTGCTATCGGATACGCCTACGCCAGTGATCTTGATTTTCATGGTGATTTCCCTTGGTCAAAGTCGCTCATGAAATGGGCCAGTTTCCCGGCCCATTGCTGAATAGCTTTAGGTGCTGATCGAGTAGAACACGCCCGAGCGGTTGTTGAAGTCAGCCCGGATTTCAAGGCCCATCGCGCCCATCACCAAGAATTGGTAATTGTCGGTCGGGTTCATTCGCGCGCCTGCCGTGGTGTTGACAGCCATCGCCACCAGTGGCCGGATGTATTCCGCGCTCGGCACAAAGCCAAAGAACTCGTTGCCGGTCAACTCGAACGTCTGCACGATCTTGTTGATGCGGCGATTGCTTTCCAGCGCCTCACGCAATGACCCGATCTTGAAGCCTGACGACCCCGAGTAAGGGCGGTCAAAGTTGCGCATAATCTCCGGCGAAACATAGATGTTCACCTTCTGATTGACCAAGTTCGCATCCAGCATTGCGCCGAACGGCCCGTTGATAAACGCCTCAATCGCATCGCTGGTGGTCGCGGGCAGGTCAAGGCGAATGTTGTTGCCCGATGCGCCCACGTTGATCGTCTTGGAAAGCGGGTTCGTGCGGATGCCGTATGCCTGATAGCCCTGCACCACAATCGACGCATCGCCGTTCAAGGAAAACAGCGCCATGTCGCGCTTGATCTTGGCCGTGATGGCCTCCTGATCATCTGCCAGTGCATCAAAGTTCGCGTTTTGCAGGGTGCGCCATTCGCGCCATTCGCGCTTGTAGCCATCCGCAAAGATCGGAACAGGGGTGCCGCGATAGGCGTAGGTCACCTTATCCAGCGCGACAGGAACCTGCCCCGACATAGACCGCATCACGGGTGCGCCGATGTCCGAGGATACGCGGTTCAGCGACACGAGAACGCCAATGTCAACGGCTTTCGCCAGAGGCATCAGGTCATTCATGTAGCTGGAACCCTCATCCGTGCGCATGACGCGGCGGGTGATGCCATCCAGTTCAAGCCACGCATCACGCGGCAGGACTGCGGATGCGTTCTGCACGGCGGCAAAGGCTTCCTCGGTTTGGTGGAACCATTCGCGCTTGAGCGAAACCTCGTTCCACATCGCAGCGTGGGGGCGAGAGTTGGCGACAAGCTGATCGTCAAAGTAACGCATGTGCTTCGCTCCTTAAGCTTTGAGGTAGCCGTTGACTGCGCGAACACGCACCAACTGATCTACGCCCGATGTGTTGTTGTAGGCTTCTTCCGCCTGGAAGATCACCTTGTTCGTGGTCAGCGCCAAGATGAAGCGCCCGGTGGCATTGGTGGTCAACTCCGAGCCTTTCAGCACGTTGACGCCGGTCGGAACCAGAACGTTGTAGAACTGGTCGTCAAGGATTTCCAAGCCGATGATGCGATCACCAGCAGGCCATGCGACATCAACGTCTTTCATCGCAAGGTAGTTATCTTGGGCGATGAAAACCTTGGCGATAGCCGATGCACCTGCCTGCACGAATGCAGCGCCAGACCACACCACTGCCGTTCCCGGCATGATGGAAGCTGCGGCAATGGCCTCTTGAACCTGCGGCGGGTTCTGGGTGAACGGGCCAGCCGCGATAACGTTGTAGCGTGCCATAGGTTACTTCCCCTCTGCTTTGGGCAACTTGAACGCAGGGGCGTCCGTGTTGGCGGTGAATGCGCCGTTCAAGGCCATAGCCTTGCCTGGGGTGGCCTTGGTTGCCAGCGCTCGGGCAGCGTTCAAGGTCAACTCGCCAGCCGTTGCCTCGTCAAGCAGGTTGGCCTTGACGATCTTGCCGCGAAGGTCTGCCAGTTCTGCATCATCCTTGGCTTTGGCCGCATTGGTCAGTGCCTCATTGGCCGCAACCAGCGGCGCAACAGCTTCCTTGATGGCGTTGGTCAGGGTGTCCCCTACGCCTTTCATGCCGTCCGCGAGGGTCTTAACCTCGTCGGAAAGCGCCTTGAATTGCTCGTCGGTAACGGGCATGGCAGTTTCCTTTGTGTTGATGGAGGAAACCTGCTCGGCCCCCCGGAATAATTCCAAGATAACGGATTTTGCACGTTCAAGCAACGGCACTCGTGCGACCCGCTCTGCCGCCCGAATTACGCTGTCAACTGCCCAATCAAGTTCGCGTTCTGCGTCATCCATTGCGGAGTTGATTACGTCTATTTCAGTGCCGTCTTTGGCGACGGCTTTGTTTACCAGCATCCCAACGCCTTGCGCTGGGGTTGCGGCCCCATCTTCACCGATCAGGATGGCGTCATGGTCAAACACCAGTTCCGTCGCCTCATAGTCGGCGTCGGCGTCGTTCTCTAACGGCTTCATGATTGCATGAAGCCCGGTGCTGGTGTGGATTGGTTCGCCCTTGTTAATCGCCTCGATCACAGCCCGTCCGCCTTCAAGCTGGCTGGCGTAGGCAACGTCGATAACCTTGTCGATCAGAACACGGCCATTCTCACGGCGCACGTTCTCGTTGTAAGCGCCAACAAAGCCGCGAACCATGCCGCGCGGGTCGGATGCGCTGACAAACTTCCCGTCGATGGTCGGATGTCCGAGAGGTGCCGGGGTTCCCTCAAGGCTACCAAAGCCTTTCTCAATAGCTGGGGCGTTGTATCGAATTTTGTTCATCACCACGCCGTCAGGCAGGGTGGCGGATGGCACGATAATCACATCGCGGCCATTGCGGCGTTCACGGCGGATTTTCGCGGCGTTCACCGTGGCGCGGATATTGACGCGGGTTTGCGCCATACAGTTCACTCCTCATCCGTTTCAGGCGGGGGTTCAACCGCGCCGTCATTATCACCGTCAATGTCGTTTTCGTCAAGCGATTCAAATCCAGCCGCTTCCCGGATCTCATCGGGCGTAAATGCCGGGGTATCTCCGGGTGGTGTTTTTGTGTTGATATCAGCCATTGATGTTGCGCGTTCCATCCGCTCAGATGGGGTGGCGTCGGTCAGGTCTTGCCAATGCACAATCCAATCCATCGCGGGGATCATGCCGAACCGTTCAAGGCGGGACAGGAACTCTCGAATGATTGGCACTGCACGATTGACGCGGCGGCTATTGTTGGTATGCCCCCACTCGCGCGCATCCTCGGTGCTGGCCCGTTCGCCTGTCTGACTGCCAAGCAGTATCTTGACCGGAACTTTCAATGAGGCGGCAAAGCTGTTGACCGGCGCTGCAAAGAAATGCTCGGGGCTTGGCAATGTGATTTGCAGGGGCGTTGCGGTCATGCCCCCAAGCAACAGGCCATTGTCAAATCCGCTCTGCCAGTCATCAATCTGCGTGTTGACGGCATCAACCATTTCAGCAGGCGTCACGCCCATAGCGCGCGCAATGTCCGCCATGCTGGTTCCGACTGGCGCTTCAATGATCGGCGTGCCGCGACTGGTTTTCCAGAAGCCTTCCCCGCCTGCACCCTTGATCTTTTCCGCGTCGATCAGGTCGTTGAACCCCGGCTCAAGCGCAGACCGCCCATTTACCGTTCCATCATCAGACCAGATCAGAACGCGGTCGGGGTGAACGCGGAATTGCCGTTGCTGACCTTGGGTGTTGCCAACTGCCGCCTCGTTGAACTGGTAGAACAACGGCAGGCCATAGTTTTCGCTCAGCGGGTCGCTATTCCACTCGGCAACAGTAAGCTGGCCCTCCCATGCGGGGACAACCCCCGCCAAGCCGTCAAGCCCACCGGGGACGCGGGACACTGGCTTATCAAACGCCATACCGTCCCGCAGTCGCAGGATAACGCCAGAATACCGCCCCACCATTGATCGGCGGTCAGCTTCGGCAAACATCTGCCAGATGCGTAGATCGGTAAACCTCTGGCGAATGTCTTTTTCCAGATTGCTTTCGGTTGGCTCTTCGGCCTCCCAAATCTCCGGGTTGTCCTGCCATGTCTTTGCAATCGTCTTATCCACACCCGCAGCGGCAAGGCTGTTGCGGGTATATGTCCGGTAAAGCATCGGAAAATCGATTGCCTCAGGCCATCCGAAATCGGCGTAATGGTTATGCTTGGTGCTGCCTGCGAAAAACGCGGGAAACAGATCCTGCAATCGACGGGTTGCATTGGCGAGAAAGGCCACTTTGGTCATCGGTTGCCCCTCGTTAGAAACCATGCGGTAGATTGGCCTGCGTTGCCAACAATTTCTGCTACAGCATCCATCATTGGGTCCAACATATCATCATGCGCTGCATTTGGAAAGCCACTTGCCTCGCCTATGAAATCGCTCACCCAAGCCCCCCTTAGAAGCAAGACATTGCCCGCTTGAATTGACGGTGCGGCATCATGTGCGCGTGTTATCTTATCACGATCCCGCTGAATTGCTACCACCGGAATACCTTCGCGCTTTAGCGTCTGAATTAGGCCAGTGCCTGATACTTTATCTTCAATCGCCATCTTGCGCAAAGGCCCCATATCCTTGACCGCGTTATGCTTGGCCCAGAATGCGCGCCCTTGTTCTAGCAACTCAGGGGCTTCCCATTTTCCGCGCGCCACATCCAGCAATATGGCTTTGGAACCGATGATAGTCTTGCCCCAGCATTCCAGCACAGAATAGTCGTTTTGCTGCCCGGTCTTTTGCGCGGTGTCGGCATAGATCGCGCGCCATTCCGTTGTTGGGGCTAGGTCGCAGTATTGCCACCATTCATCCTTGAATATGCCACCGCCGCGCGGCGAGGGTCTTTGCTGTAGCTGTCCTGCCACGGCATATTCACCCAATGACGCCTCAAGCTCCAGAACCTGCGCCTCTGAAAACCGCTCTGGGAACATCAGATCACCATCAACGGTTCGTGGGTCCGTCCATCCGATCTTTGTCGGCTGTCGGTTGGTCAATTCATATCGCATCGGGATGCAGAGGTGATCATACCCAAGGTCAAGCGCCACGGCGGACACATCACCTTCATTCAGCCTCTGCATGATGATGATGATCGCGGATTGATCATTGTTTACCCGCGATGGGAGAGCCTCGCGGAATGTCTCCACGCCGCTTGCCAGCTTGGCCGCGCTGTTGGCATCCGTGACTGAGTGAGGGTCATCAATGATAACCCGATCCCCGCGCGAACCTGTCATGCCTTCAAAGGCCATTGCCTCGCGGAACCCGGTTGCCGCGTTCTCAAATTTGGTTTTGGCGTTTTGGTCGCTCGTCAGCACAATAGGCCAGAGGTCTTGATACCACTTAGACTGGATCAATCGTCGGCATTTCATGTTGTCTCGGATAGCCAAGTGCGCGGCATGTGCAGTGCCAAGATAGCGCAAGTCCGGCCTATTCATCGGCCCCCATTCCCAAGCTGGGAATATAACTCCAGTCAGCAAGCTTTTCATTGAACCGGGCGGAACATTCATCAGCAAGCGTTTTATATCACCTTGATATACCGCCTCTAGATGGTGGCATATCGCGTCTAGCGCCCATCCCCACCTAAGCGGGGTTGATGGTTCCAAGACGTGCCATGCGTGGCGGGCAAAGACGGCAAGGCTTGAACAACTTCGCCGCTCTATTTCCGCCTCAACACTTGCAAGTGTTGGAAGTTTGCTAAAATCCAGTGACATATGACCAGTTTTTCCAGGTCTTTATGGCGGAAATGGCTTCCGGGGTTACGCCATAAATGCGCGATATAGATGCGCATGTTTGTTTGTCGTTCAGCATTGATGCGATTGATTTCACGTCACCCTCAGTCAGCTTTCTTGCCGGGGCATTCATCCTCATCCTGTCGCGCTGGGCGTCTTTCTTTTCTTGCGTCCACGTCGCCTTTTGCGATGCCGATACGATATCCTTATACGCGGGGTTTGCGGCTCTCGCCCTTGCGTCTGATTTACGGGCATCCGTCCAAGATGCAGTTAGTGCTGGAACTATTTTAGCACGGGTGTCATCGGCCCACTTGAACCCCGGCTTACCGTCTCCCCCGTCCGTCAGATTGTAAAGCTTAACCCTCGCGCCCCTAAGCCTGTCAATTTCTGCGATCTCCGCGTCAGATATATGACCAGGCGTCAGATCAGACCCGCAGACCACAACATCAATACGAGAAATGCCATGCTTTTTTACTGCGCAATGAACATACTGCTTTGGGGCGCATCCATCTGCCCGCCGCATGTGATGCCGAACCCTTGACCTGATAGACAACAGTGTTTTCCCAACATACGCGCCGCCATTTGACAGCCATATGCAATAAACGCCGGGAAGCCTAGGAAGATCATTGTCCACCTGACAATACCTTCTGCAAAACCTGCAATTCATCTACGGTAAGGGTGGATAGGTCCACGCCGGGTTTTGGCGTCATAGTGCCGTCCGTGCTGGATAGGTCTTTCTTATCCGCCAGCCCCAAATCCCGCGCGATGATGTTGGCATTCAACAGGTCAGCAGATGCGCCTTCGAACTTCTGGCGATAGATCACGCTTTCAGCCCATGCAATGACTTCGGAAAAATCCGCCCTGTTTTTACGCCATTCAATCCATGTGTCATGCACAACGCCAATGAACATGCACAGCGCGGCGACGGTCATGGCGCGCATAACCGCTACGTCCTCGTGAGTTGCAGATCCTTGGAACGTAACAAGCTGAACCTTGTGAAGCGGGTTTGCGTCATTCCATTCGAAGTATTGAGCGCAAGCATCCTCAAGGTCAGAGGCTGTCTCGAATTTAGGATTACGCCCGTGCGTGGATCGCGCCTCCCAAAATCGGTTGCCCGTGGTATAGCGCCCCGTGTTAGGGTCTTTGCCGCCTTGGATGGTAAGATCGCTCATATCGTTACATTATCACATTCTGCATTGGGTTGCTATCATTTTGGCTTGGGCCTTGGGGGAGGTGGTCGATCATAGCCTTTTTCGGCCTGCGCCTCAGTATCGCCAATGCGGTAGTTGTCCCAAAACAGCCCACCGCGTAGATTGGATCGCGCCTTGCTGATAAACCATTCAAGCCACACCCACTGCCCATCGTGCATCTGCGCAGGAAACATCGCAAACCATCGGATGCCTTCTGACTTTGCGCGGGCCTCCCATTGGTCCCACGTCTCACCTTGCCATTTCATCTTTGGTTCCCCCTTGGAGTTGTCACGTTCACTTAGCGTTGTAACACATCAGCGCAACCTTGGCCGCGTATTCTGTGGAGACTGAGGCCTTGTTTTTGTCCGCCATCATGATGGGCAAGGCATAAGCGCCAAGGATGATTTGCCGGATTAATTCCTGAACGGCTGGCTCTGGCGATGATGCGTCTGCGATTGCCATGGTTTTTGCGAGTGGTGTGCCGTTCATCCGGGCCATCGAGAATTGGTAGGTCATGGCTTCCATTGCTGCGCAAACGTCTGGCGGTAATGCCTCGGCATGTATTGGCGTTGCGATGGTTGCGGTTGTTGCGAAAAGGATGGCTTTGATCATTTTGGTTCCTTTGGGTTTGGTTGTTTGCCGCGCCTCGGCCCTCAAGATGCAGGCTCTGCGCGGCTTGCGGTGTTTGGGTCCACTATCCACCCGGCACGAACCGCATAATCCGCCTGCATTTACCCGCAGGTCAGGGTGTCCACGTTAAGACGCCCCACTTGGTCTGATATGCCTTATGCCCACGCCTCTTTGATCGACTGATCCAGTTGTGCAGAATTCCAGGCTCAATGCCCATATGCCTAGCCAGCGCGCGACGGCTTTCGTATTCAACTCCGTCTAGCCATATCGGCTTGCGGATGTTGTAGTTTCGGCCAAGACCAACACCGTCGAGTTTGCCGCGTTCTAGCGCATTGTAGACGCAGCTTTGTGCAACACTAAAATGCCGCGCCGCCGCCGCCTGCGATGGGAAAAGCTGACCCCGGATGATGACCGATACTGGCTCATACATCATTTGAGCCTCCATTGCGATGGCTTGTTGATCATGGTCTTGCGCTGTTCAACCAAGCCCGCCGTGATCATCATTTTCAGCGACATGCGGATTGTGTCGTGCGCTGCGCCAACCAACTCGCAAAACGCTGGCGTCAACACCTGCCATTCGTGGGTAAGGCGGGGCAGGATCATGTCTGCGGTGGTGGTATGAAGCTTGGTGAACGGCAGGCTTTTACGATGGCCGTCTTCCTTCTCGATCAGCGCCATGGCCTGCGCTGGTGTGCGGCCTATGGCGATATGCTGCTGAAGGCGGGCTATGTAGGCTGGTGGCTTGGCTGCGGGCTTGGGCGGCAGGACGCGGCTGGTGGTGACTGTGCGGAATTGGGAGATGGGGGTGGGTTTCATGCGATCACCCCCGGCGCTGGTTGTTTCACGGGTGGGGCGGGCAGGTCTGCCAGCCAGTAGCGGAGTGATTGTGCGATCATGATTTGGTCCTCCAACTCCCCCTGTTTGTGACGCGCGCCTCTAGCCCGGAGGAGGTTAAGCGACTGTTGGGGATCAAACCGACAGCGAGGCGCGCTTTGGTATCATGG